CTGACAATGAAATCTGGAAAATATCGATGCACTCTATTGTCAACTGGCGAAACATAAGGTATCGGCAACTCCTCAGATGCCCACCAAATTACGGCAGGGTTGCCATCTAACCATTTCATAACTCTTAGTTCCCAATTGGAACGATAGATAATGTTAGTTGCATTACCTTTGTATTTGTTTGGGTTTTTTGGTCGAAACCATCCTTTGTATGACATAAATATTATCTATCTAACAAACAGGATTAAACATGCCACTCTTTGGTTTATCTGACATTCGAATCGATAAAGGAATAACTTCAACAAGAGGTCCTTTAGCGAGCCTCGTATCGAATGAATATGCAACATCATTTTTAAAGTATCCTTTGGATATTGGTTCGGCCGATAAAGGCCATTATATGGTAATTTATATTCGGAAACAATCCGCATCTAAAATTCAAGAATCTAACCCAACAACAAGCGTTGCAAGTTCTTTGCAAGGTGATGCCAAAAAAGTTATTTCAGGTTATGCATCAGATTTAAACAATAAAGTAAATAATGGGTTAGATGAAATCAACAGAATATCAAAAGGTTTTTTAAACAATATTTCTAGTTCTTATTCTGGTCTGACAAGTTTGTTTGGTCAAACACAGTCATTTAATGCAAGTTCAAAAGCAACACAAGAAATTATTGACAAAAATATAAAAAGCCTCGAATCAAGTGGTAATTTAATTGGCAGTATTAGGCCAACAAAATTGACAAAAGATTTTATTGCTTTGTATATGCCTGATACTTTACAATTTACTTACAGTCAACAATATGAAACACTTTCTCTCGGTAATTCTATTTTAGGGCAACTTGGTGCAGCAGGTGTTTCCGCAGCAGACCAAGCATCACAAGTTAGTGCTCTTTCTGGTGTATCTTCTGCGGTAAAAGGTGTGTTATCAAATATTTTAAAACAAAAAACCGGATCAGCAGGCGCTTTAGCTGCTTATGCGGCCGAAGGTGCCGTTGTTAACCCATTACTTGAAGTTTTGTATCAATCTCCACAATTTAGAACTTTTCAATATGATTTTCTTTTTTATCCAAGAAGCGAAAGAGAAGCAGTTGAAGTTCAAAAAATTATTAATATGTTGCAGTATCATCAAGCTCCAGAATTTCAAGAAGGTGGTGGTGTAGGTCTTTTAATACCTCCTTCTGAGTTTGACCTAAAGTTTTATTATGCCGGAACAGAAAACTCAAATATTCCAAAAATTGGAACTTGTGTTCTAAGAACAATTGATGTGAATTATGCACCAAATGGTTTTAGTGCCTATGAAATACCAGGTCAAAATGCTCCAACTGTTGGAGGAACAGGTATGCCTGTTACTATACAACTTACATTGCAATTCCAAGAAATTACTTATTTGACAAAAAATAAACCAGGTGATGGTGATAATGCAAGAGCTTTAGATATTATTGAAAAACGAACCGCTAATGATATTCCATAATAAAAATGTCAAAATATTTTAATTACTTTCCAAAGACACTCTATACAAACGAATTAAACAATTCAGGTATAGATTCTGTTACCAATATTATTTCACGATTTTCTTTTGAAGAAAATTTAAAAGAAAACATTTCTGCATTTTATGAATATGATATCCAAGAAAGTGATACGCCAGAAATTATAGCCCACAAATATTATGGAGATAGTGAAAAACATTGGGTGGTTCTTCTTTTCAATGACATTATGGACCCCCAATATGATTGGCCGTTACAATATTCTTCTTTTATAAAATATATTGATAACAAATATTCAGCAAACAACTATGCTGATACCGCAAACACTTCTGTAACCGGACTTTCTTGGAGTCAAAACACAAATAATATTAAATCATATTTTAAAATTATAACACAATCTTCTGGTGATAATGATTTTGTTGAAAAGGTTGAAGTGGATGGCAACACTTATGCAAATGTAGCTGCATCCACTTCAAATTATACTTTACAAAATGGAAGTAATTTAACAATTACAATTACAAAAGAAACTCAAACATACTACGATTTTGAGCTTGAAGAAAATGAAAACAAAAGAAAAATTAAATTACTTAAATCTGAATTTATTTATGAAGTAGAAAAAGAGTTTAAAAAGGCAAGTAGGTTATGAGTTTTGAATTAAATAAATCAACTCAATTTAAAATAAAAGAGTTGGTGATTGTTACTAAATTTGGCCAAATAGATATTTCAGGAATTTGTGATGAAATTAATATTTTTGATTCTTTATTTTTGCCTGTAATAAGTGGTAACCTTTTAATTAGAGATTCTCTTGGTTTATCAAGTAAATTGTTGTTTGATGGATCCGAATCTATTTTAATTGAAATTGTAAAAAATGAAAATTCGGAAATAGCAAACTTTAAAAAAGCATTTAGAATATACAAACAGTCTGAAAGAACAAGTGACAGACCTGGTAGTGAATTTTACCTACTACATTTTGTTTCCGATGAGTTGTTTTTTTCGGACCAACAAAAAATAAATCAATCATATCAAGAAACATATTCTAATATTGTCAATAAAATATTGATTGATTACCTAAGAGTTTCTCAAAATAATTTAGGCGGTTTATATGAAAATTCTTTAGGTGTTAAAAAAGTTATAATACCCAACTTGCGACCACTTGAAGCAATTGAGTGGTGTGCAAAAAGAGCTATCGATAAAAATAACTCTCCAAATTTTTTATTTTTTCAAAATGTAACAGGTTATAATTTTGTTACCTTATCAACATTATTAAACCAAAAAGAAATTCTTGATATTAAGTATCAAACAAAAAATATAGAAGGAAATAACCCAATTAGCGAGATGCAAGGTGCTCGAAGTATTGAAGCTATCTCTCAAAATGATATTATTAAAAAAACAAGAAGTGGTGTAAATGCTGGAAAATTCATAGGGTTTGACCCAATAACAAAAACAATTTCTACAAAAAATATAAGTTATGCTGACCATTATGGAAATATGAAACATGGAAATGAAACTCCAAATTTCACATTAATTAAAAATCGTGATGGTACAGACATTCAAACAACATTTGATTCTAAAAAAACGGTAAGTTTTTTTTCTTATGCTAGGCAATTTAGTAACTATATCAAAGAAAAAGACCCTTCTTCTTTGTCGAAAGAAGAAAATATTGAAAATTGGTTATTCCAAAGACAAGCAATAATGAATAACCTTGTTTTAAAAAGGTTAAAAGTTGTAATGCCTGGCAACTTTCAACTTTCTTCGGGCTTCAATGTAAATGTTGAAGTACCAAGTATGGGAATTAAAGATAAAAATTCAGACAACGAAGATAAAAGTTTAAATGGAAAGTATATCATTATTGCTTCACGACACATTATTGGTTTTGAAAAACATGAAACAATTGTAGAAGTTGCATCATCATCAACAAGTAACGAATTTATTCCTGCGAGTTCTTCTGAACAAACAAATGAAATATTAGAGTATTAATTATGAAAGATGAAGATAAAGATTTTATAGGAAAAAATGGTTTTGTTTGGTGGGTTGGTGTTGTTGAAAGTCGCCAAGACCCATTAAAATTAGGTCGTGTTAAGGTCCGTTGTGTTGGTTGGCACTCTGAAAATAAAATGAAATTGCCAACAGATGACTTGCCTTGGTCTATTCCTTGTTTTCCTTTAAATAATACAAATACTTACGCACCAAAAGACGGTGACATGGTGTTTGGATTTTTTGCTGATGGTGAAATGGCACAACAACCAGTTGTTACTGGAACATTTCCTAGTATTCCATTAAAGGCCGCAAATATTCAAGAAGCGTTTAATGATTCCAGAAATACATCAGAACTATCAAATGCACCAAGAACACCTGAATCGAAAACATATAATAGTGATGGAACTGGTATTGAAATCGCAGAAAAGTCTCAAGCCAGTAATTACCCATTAAACTTAGATGAACCAACTACTTCTCGTCTTGCAAGAAATGATTCGGAAACAATTACCAAAACATTTATCCAAGAAAGAAAAGATAATAAAGTAACAGGTGTTTCAACTGCAACATCAACATGGAACGAACCAGAAACAAAGTATGGTGCGGTCTATCCTTACAACAATGTAATGGAGACTGAATCTGGTCACATTGTAGAATACGATGACACACCAGGCAAAGAACGAATTCATATTGCACATCGAAATGGTAGTTTTACAGAATGGTATCCTGATGGCGATAGAGTAGAAAAGATTACGAAAGATAATTACTCTATTGTTATGAAAGACAATAATGTTTACATTATGGGTAAGTGTAACATTACTGTTCAAGGTGATGCAGAAATCTATGTCAAAGAAAACGCATATGTCAAAGTTGATAAGAATGTTGAGATGACAGTTGGTCAAAATTTAATTGCGGATGTTGGTGGAAATATCAATGCAACTGTTGGTGGTTCTGTTACCGCTTCTGTGAGTGGTGGTGTTACTGCAACTGCATCTTCTTTTACATTGAATGGTCCAACTAGAATTAATGGAACACTACATGCAACAGGTGGTATTTCTGGTGATTCTGGTAGTTTAATTACAGGTTCAATTTTTGCAACTGGTGATGTAACCGCAGGTTCTATTAGTTTACGAAATCACACTCATACCGACACAGCTGGTGCAGGTGCGGGAACAACTTCTCCTCCAAATTGAGGATAAATAGAATATGGCAACCATAACAACAAATACAACAAGAGCTTTTAAAGACTTAGACTTAAGCTTTAACATTCATCCTATTAAAAAGGATGTGAATAAGCACACAGGTGAAATTGCAGTCATTAATTCTGTAAAAAACTTAGTTCTCACAAATCATTATGAAAGACCTTTTCAACCAGATTTAGGTAGTAATGTTCGCCGATTATTGTTTGAAAATGTCGACCCAATTGTAGCCGCACAACTTGAAAGAGAAATTTCAGAAACAATTACTAATTTTGAACCTAGAGTTCAAGTGTCCAGGGTAGTTGCAATACCTTCACCAGACGAAAATTCATATAAAGTAGAACTGGAATTTTTTGTTATAAACCTTTCAAATCCAGTTACTATTAGTTTCTTTTTAGAAAGAATTAGATAAAAATGGCCGACCGTTTAAGAGTTACCGAACTCGATTTTGACCAAATTAAGTCAAATCTAAAAGCATTTCTGCAACAACAATCTGAATTTACCGACTACGATTTTGATGGTGCCGGTCTTTCAGTTTTATTAGACATTCTTGCATATAATACTCATTACAATGCATATTATTTGAACATGGTTGCCAATGAAGCCTTTTTAGATACTGCATTGTTAAGAGATTCGGTCGTTTCACATGCTAAAACACTAGGATACACTCCTTATTCTGCAACTTCAGCCGTTGCAACTTTAGATTTTACTATTCAATCTGGAAATTCAACACCTGCAAAATTAACTATTCCTAGAGGTTTTCCTTTTTTATCAAATCAAATTGACGGAAAATCATACAATTTTGTTGTGTT